CGAAAAAACACGCTGTACAACTGGGTGAGTGAGTAACCAAGTTGCAGTAGAAAAAGAAACGTTGTCACACAACGAAAAAACGCCGTCTGCGACGGTGCCATCAGGCTGCTTCCAAGAGTCTGTCAACAACCAACCGAAGTTGATGCGTTTTAGAGTACGAGCCTTCTTGGAATCCCACGTAGTGGAATTCAAGTCAACAAACCTCTTACTCCGCATCGTCTTCGAATGATTGACGACAAACCCCACAGAAGCAGTCACCTGAGCCCAACGCTCGTACATTTCCTTTGTCATATTTGTTGCTAAATCATCGCCATTAATTAACGAGGTTCGATAGTGAGGACCACAGTTTTCAACATCTTGACGTGCAATGTCTAGACAGATCTTGTTCAAGAGACAAAGCACCACAAAACTGAGGGGATTCCCCATCATCGAGCCACGGCGAATAGCAAATTCTTCTTCGTCCACAAACTGTTCTCCAAACAGCTGCCTCAGCGCGCAGGATCGCGCAGGCGGGAGTGCAAGACACAGGACATCAATCACAGTCATTACCGCATCCTTGTTGAGGAAGTCAGTAGATCGTGTGAAATCGCCGGATGTCAGTTCTTCTGAATCTTTGCGGTCTTTGGAGATGGTGAGGAAATGCTCACTGGTGACGTCGCCCCGAACTAGCCAATCATACTTGGAGAGACGGTTGTAAGCAGCTTCGTGAACAGGCTTCAAGAGCCTCTTCGCTTTAGCCGTTGGCATGGTTACAACCCTTATCTTCCCTTTCTTTTTGGCTACCCCGACACGACACCCAGCGGCACTCTCTCGCTCATAGACAAGACCTCTACATGTACGATAAGAACCATGTAGAGGAACTGAGAGAGTCCCTCCCATACCCCGCTCCAATTCAAAACAACCCTGCTGGTCAGGTACTCGCACCCTCTCTGCCTCCCTCTCCTCTTTCCACCACCGGGTCCCCATATACCATATGGCACGACTTCGGATATCTTTTAACACTGAATCAGGAGTAATTTGAGGCTCTCCTAAAGCAGTGGCTTTCCATTCTTCAACGGCCGCCTCACCGTCAAGCTCATCACAATCTTTGCATGTTTCGTCGAAGAGGGTTTTTGTCCCTTTTAATACAGCCTGGAGCTGCAATCTCTTCTTAACACCCTTGCGCTGTCTGAGTTCAGACGCCGTCCATTCCTTCCAACTCTCCTGCAGAGTCTTGCAATCCACCTGTGGTCTGGCTGCGAAAACAGTTCCAACGAACTGTTCACGCCTTAGGACCTCGGTAGCAAGACGCAGATGCTTGACGATACGCTTGCTG